TGTGTGGCAATATATGAATAACCACCATATGTTACCACATCGCCTTCTTGGTAGACTGTAGAAGAACTCCAAGAATCTTCAAATTGAAGACCTTCAACAAATACTCCCCACTTAGTATCATCAAAAGTTGTGCTGGAAGTGTGTTGTGTTGTACAGATCCAAGTGTTGGCGCCGTACTTAACGATATCATTAATTTTGTAGCGTACAGAAGAATTCCATACACCTAGATATTCTAAGCCACTGTTGAATACAGTCCACTTACTTTGGTCTGCTTCGAGACCTAATGATGCTGTGGCAGCAGATGTGTGTGCTGTATTACAAATATATGTAATACCGCCATACGAAACAAAGTCATATACGCGGTAACGAGTCGAGGTTGCCCACTCGCCTGTCCAGTAAAACGATTCTGCAAATGCTTCCCACTTGCTTTGATCTGCTTCTAAGCCCAGTGTTGTGGTTGCCGCAGATGTATGAGAAGTTAAACAAATATAAACTAAGCCGCCGTACTTAACTTGGTCGCCTTTATTATAATAAGTAGAAACGTCCCAGTCGCCCTGCCAACTAGTACCGTCACTGACTAGATTCCATTTTGGTGGATTTGCGTCACTATCAGTGACAAATAAACTTGCTGAAGTATGATTTATAACACAAATATAACTCTTACCACCGATGTTGACTACGTCGTCAACTACGTAAGAAGTACTTGGTGTCCAATCACCTTTCCAAACAAATTTAATTCTACCTAATCTAAATTCTGCCATTTTATATCATCCTCTGATAGTATTTATCTAAACCCAAAAAATGGGATTTTATATTGCTCCTGGGCGGTTCCATGTGTTAACAAAGTAAGAATACGCCATACCGTCACCGTCCCACCCGCCAAATTGTCCGTCAACTGTTACCTTTGTTGGCATATTAACCACTGCGCCTGTTAAGCCTTCCGGAATAGTGCTGGCAATTCTGTCTGCGCCACCTACTAAAACTGTACCAGCAATCAACTGTCCAGTAAATGTATTAGCACCACCTTGACTCAAACGTCCAGTTAAGTATGCCTTAATTGCTCTCTGTGTTGGAATAATATTATTACTGTTAGCAATAAATGTTTCGTCTGTGCTAAACTGTCTAATAACCACACTTGATCCACCAACTGCAATACCGCCCAGTGATAGTGTTTCTAGACCTGTTAGTCCGAATTGTGTAGCACTTAAAGTAACAATACCAGTTGCTTGTTCAACACCAAACAAATCACCAACTTTAAAGTTACCGTCTTGGTCAGTACTAGTATAGAACACACGACCAAAGTTAACTTCAACTGCCTGATCCTGTGGAGCAAGAACTGTATCTTCTGGTAGGTTAGGATAGTTACTTTGAATAGCGTTTCCGTAGCCCACATTTAAGAAATCGTGTCCTGTTAATCTTGCCTGGCTGTATTTTGTTCTAATAATAATATTTGCTTCGTGTGCTGGACTTAATTCCACGGTCATATCTGGAGAAATTTCAATATTTGCTTCAATATTTGGTGCTGTTGTTCCATACACAGGGGTAGCATTTGTTACTTTATAAATTTTACTGTTTCCTGAAATAACCAAGTTATCACCAGGAGCAGGTAGTTTAGATAAATTCTTAACTATTAATGTTAATCCGGTTTGGAATGTATCAGCATAGCCACTGCCATTAATTGTAATAATTGTAGAGTTAGTATTATAATCTTGTCCTCTGTTTACAAAAGTTGGATTTCCTAGTGTACCGTTGCTAATTCTTAATGAAGTAGTTGCAGACACAGTAACGTTTGGATCTCTAAAAGTTAATAATGGAGTACTGGTATAACCTGACCCTGGCTCCCATAAACTAATAGATGTAATAGTTCCTGAAGTAATAACTGCACGACCTTTAGTTCTGCAACCTGTTTCAATAATACTACCAACAGTTTGAGCCGCCACTGTAACAAATTTTCCTTGGTCGTTGTTTGTGCCTACAAACGCAAATTTAATAGCACCATATCCGTCATCCGATACTGTGCGTTCTGTCCATGCGTAGCCGTCTTCTGATGTATATGCAACTCCAGCAGTGCTAGATAGAGCTAAAAATACACCCTGACCATATTCAATTTTGTTTACACCTGAGATAGTATATGGAGATTGTGTCCATGTTATACCATCTCTACTGTAAGCAGGTTTAGCACTACTGCTAGAAACTGCAACAAACAAGCCATTACCATAAGCAACGTCGCTCCATGTTGTAGAGCTAGGTAATGTTGCTGATGACCAACTTGTTCCGTTTGAACTGTAAGATGCAGTAGTACTTACTGTTGAACTAGCAGTTCCTGAAACAGTAAATGATGTAATAGCGCCGCCAATAGCCGCTACGCCTGTTACAGTAATTGTAATATCGTTTGCTGTGGTTGCTCCGCCAACTGCTGTACCTAAAACACTAACTATACTAGATGTTGTATAACTAGAACCACCACTATTAACTGTTACTGTATAGCCACTGCTTCTAGCGGTTACATTAAATGTTGCCCCAGATCCACCGCCTGAAGTAGTAGACGATGTAACACCTGTATAGGTAGTTCCATCGGATACTGCAACAAATTTTCCGTTACCAAACGTTAGTCCAGTCCAACTTCTTGCAACTAGTCCTGTACCGCTAGACCATGTACCGCCATAGTTTGAACTGTATGCAGAGCTAGTAGTTTCAGCGGCTATAGCGACAAATTTTCCGTTGCCGTACGCAACTTTACTCCAAGTAGTCAACGAAGGCAATGTAGTTGTTCTCCAACCTTCTCCGTTGTTAATAGAATATAGTGCAACTGAACCTGGATCTCCAAGGGCGCCACCGCTGGAAATTACAACCCAGCGATTGTTACCGTAGGCAATATCTGTCCAAGTTTTTGGACTTGGCAAAGGTATTGCGTCCCAGGTTGCGCCACCGTCTGTCGATTTTCCAGCAATAGCATTACCACTTGGTAGAGCAATAAATGTGCCATCGCCATAGGCTAATCCTATCCAACTAGTGCCCGGAGCCAATGTATTAGTTGTCGATGCTGTTTGTGTCAAACTAGGAGCAGATATTGTAACTCTTGGTTCAACATAGTAAACGGTTGAATTATCTAATAACGCTTCTATAGTAGTTCCTGGATTCATATGATCCCAACCTACTGCCGCAATGTTCATAGATCCGGTATCTGTTTTTAATGTACTTGCAGTGCCGCCAGGTGTACCGCTGACTGTAAATGTTGAAGTACTATCGATCGTCTTGACATAATATGTTGTTCCAGCAGATACATCTCCAAACAAATTAGTCGAATATGTACCGTTCATCGAACCGTAACAATGGTTAGTGTCGATTTTGCATTTGTAGTTGTTCCTGTCATCGATCCTGATGCTGTAGACAATGTAAATGCTGCCGCTGTTGTTTTACCCAATACTTCTCCGGTAGCAGTTGAAAGGTTTAGCGCACTACCTCCAGGAGAAGAACTAATTGTAAATGTTGTTGCATCATTAACGGCTAGAATATAATATGTTGTTTCGTTGACAATACCGCCAAATGTATTTCCTGTAAACTTAATTGGATTGTTTGCAACAAATCCTGCTGTTGAGTCAACAGTAATTAAGTTTGTTAAAGTTTCTGTTTCTGTTACAGTTACAGAAATAACTGTATCTGTAACTGTAAATGTTGAAGAGTTAACAATCTTATTAACATAATACTTTGTTCCAGCAACAATTCCTCCAAACACAACGCCTGTAAATTCTATTGGATTTAATGGCACTAGCGATGCTGTTGAAGATGTTGTAATGTAATTTGTAGCCGCAGTAGTTGCTGTGGCAGTTATACTTACTAATGTTGTCGATATTGTAAATTTGGATGCTGAAATAACATCATTAACATAATATGTTGTACCTACTGCAATGTCTCCTATTGAGGTTCCAGTAAACTGAACAGGCATGTTAATTTTCATATCATTAGTTTGACCTAATACATAACTGTTATAACCTGGGAACGACATAGTCATTGCACCTGTGTCAGAATTTAACAGCCATGCTGTTCCAAAAGGTTCAGTACTGATAGTTATTGTCGTACCATCGATAATTTCTTTAATGTAATAAGTGTAAGAGTCGGTAACGCCGCCAAAAACTGCGCCGCCAAACTTAACTTGCATATTAACACTTAATTTTGCAGTACTAGCCAACGTTAACGTATTAGTTGATCCGCCAATTGTTTCAACAACGTTGACGAAATCAACAGAAGTATTAGTTACAGTGGTACTGTAATATGTAGGAATAAATTGTACTGGTTGATTCAAATACAATGTATCTGTGGTATAGTCTCCGTCTAAAGTAAGTATTCCTGTACTGTTATTTGTAGAAATAATGTTCAACGGTTCAAAAGATTCTTTAAGAATCTGTGCTACTTTAGTGCCCTCGTCATATGACGAAATATATCCGTATTGTCCTGCTCCTGTTCCGCTGTTAAGGAACACTCTCATACCAATGTAGTTACTTGCAGTTTTTGTATCTGATCCTGCTAAAGTAATAGTTTCTTCGTCTCCTGCTTGAGCATTATTAGATGACACTAAGTAATTTCTTCCGCCAACTGCACTACCTGTATCTGTAATACGTGCCTGGAATACTGCGTTGGATCTAATTTCGTCTCCAATTAAGCGAGCATTAGTACCTGCACCTACTATAGAATAATTTGCATAGGCAGTATATTGATCATTCTCTGTCTCAAGGTAGAACGTAGGATCAGAATTAATCTGAACTTGTGCTCCGTAGAAGCGTGTATTTCCGCTTAGACCTGCTCGACCTCTTGGATAAATTCTAAATTGAAGATTATTATTCAATCCAACATTGTCGTACACAGTCATCCATATTCTATACCAACCTTCAGTTAACTCTAGTTTACCGTATGAAACTGGAACTGCGCCGCCAGATGCTGTAGATACTGCAAGACCTTTAGTGCTAAATGTAAATTCTAAATAAGAATATACTGTTGATGAACCACTGTATATTGCGGCGATGTCAAATGTTGCAGATGATCCTTGTTTTGCGTAGATGCTAAATGTGTAATTTAAATCGCTGTTTGTTGGAACAACTCCTGAAACAGTGGCGGATAAAATAGAACTTCCCGATAGAGTTGCTACAGTTAAGAAGCAATCATTTGTTCCGTCTTCGCCGCCCAACGAGCTACCTGGAATTCTTAATTCGTTACCAGTAACGTAGCCGCTACCTCCAGCATTGACTACTGCTGAGTAACCTGTAGCACCCACAGTAATATCGAATGTAGCACTATTACCTGAACCAGTCACATTAACTGTTTCTACTGCTGTGTAAACTTTACCAGGAGGTAATACAGAAATATTTTGATAGATATAACTTGAATCGCTACCAGATGTTGCACCTGTCAGTGTCCATGCATCTGATTGTCCAAATGGAGATGTTGTATTCTTCTGAATAGTAACATTACCGTCTGTAGTCCATGGACTAGTTGAAAATTTATTACTGTATTGTAATAAGTTTGTTGTGTCTGCAACGTAGTTAGAGCCAGCATTACTAAATTGTATTGCTAATAATTCAGCATTAGTACCAAATGCACTTTGTACACTGGCCTGTACTTGGCTAGATCTGTTGTCAATTTTTCCTGAGATAGGAACTTCTGTATTATCGTAACCTTCAGCAATAACACCATATGTACCATATGAGCTGTTACCGTTGGTAGCACGGATTCTACCGCCGTCTTCGGCAAAATATCCAGCATAATTGTAGTAACCGAATACTGACACGCACTCAGTTAATGAATTAGAACCAGTACACCATACACCAATACCATCACTGATGATTTGTGTAAAGTCATTACAAGTTATTGAACGATTGCCGCCGTTGTGTAGTGTTCCATCGATTTTTAATCCGGTGCAACCGACACCAAAGTTGGTAACGTTTTGAATGTAAGGGCTTCGACGAATAATCCAAGTTCTAGTATCGTCAGGACCATTACCTGGATCTAGACTTACATAGGCACCACCCGTTGGTCTGCGTGTGCCAAAGCCGTTTGGACTTGTTAAAGATCCTGCTAGACCTGTTAATGTCATGTTACGAATGCCTGTAGCATTACGTACATAGAACATATCTTTCAAACAGTCTCCAGCATACACTGTCATAAATCCTGTGCCAGTTGTTAGTGCAACTACTGAACCTCCTACTGTTTCTGAAATAGTAATTTGACTGCCTACTATTTCTTTAACATAATATGTTTGTCCTAGAGTAACTCCACCAAAATCATCATTTGTTGTTGCCGCAGAAAATTGAATAGGCATATTAACTGTGACATTTTTAATAGATCTCAGTGTAAATCTATTAGTTGAGCTACTTGAGCTAGAAGTTGATGTATAAACAGTTACTTTAGGTTGTACCACAGTTCCACGAAGTTCGTCACCGATTAGAGCAGTATTATCTGCAACTATGATCGGTAGTTCTTCAGAATATGTTCCTGTTTTAATCATGATAGAAGTTGTCTGACCTTGATTAATTAAAGGAACATTTTCTGTGCTGGCATTTTGTATTGCATCGATTACAATGTTCATCAGGCTGGTAATTTCAAGATACGCACCAGACTCTAAAGTTAATCCATTGTTGATATACTGTTGTACTGTCGGGTCTGCTATTACTTCCCAATTTTGATTTCCAACGGTTTCTGGATTGTTATCGATATTGCCATCAATTAAACTCTTATAAAATATTTCGTTCCAATAGACAATGTCGTTAGTGACATAAGTTTCTGTAGCGTCCCAAACAATATTTTCAACTTGATAGTTAACATCTGGGTTAGAGTTTTGATAGACATAACCAATCAAAACTAATAGTCGTTCAAGTGCGGCAACAATATATGGCTGTGCCGCATCTGTTTCTGTGTTAAAGAAAGTAGTAGTGCTACCTTCAGCAAAGAATGCCTTAGTAGCAATTACTGTTCTACTATTACTAGCTCTAGTAATGTCATAAGAAAGTGCGTCAATAATTAATTCTGCATCTCGTCTAGTCGAGTATTCTTGGAATTCCGATGTTGGGCTAAATGGAGAATTACTATTTGCTTTTTGATATAGCATCCACTGATACATTTCTTCAACTAAGAAATCTTTGTTCTCAGTTAATAATGTATTGGCATTCTGGAAATAAAATCCGTTCTCAACTTGTTGACAAGCATACGCAATAGTTTTCCAAGGTTTATCCCATGTCTGACCGTGATCTGCATCGTCTACACCGTCGTTAGATACGTAGTACAGATCTGGAATAACAAACATTTTTTTCCAGTTTGGTTGTCCGTTAGAAATGTGGAAGTGATAATCTTCTGTATCTCCGGCAGCACCGCCTTGTGGAATAATTGGAACAGCAACAGTTGATGTTCCGTCAAATGTAACAATGTCGCCTTGAGTATTACCTGCGTTTTCTTTTGCATGAACTACATATACTACCCAGAATGCGTTAGCAACATCTAGGTCAGGTCTAAAGAACGAACTAGATGTATGATTTCTAATACAACGATATGTGCAGTTTTCCCAGATTACTAAGTCGCCGATAATATAATTTGTGGTGTTAGTCCAGAAATTAGTCCATCTAACTGATGGAACAACCAACTTCCATTTAAGATAATTGACACCTACAAAGTCAATATTGTCCCCATTGGTCAATGAACCGTTAGGAACTTCGCTGATAATCAATGTTGTACTGTCATTTACAGATACCACAGTCTGGCCTTGCGTAAATGATGGGTTAACTAAAACCATGCCCTTTGTAATGCCAGCCGTTGAAACTACTTTTAAAGTTGTTCCAGAACTTCCTGTGTCCACATAAGAACCAGTTACTGCATAACTTGTTGGATCTTGGCCTGCGCTATCTATCACGGCTGTGAATAATTGTCCGCCTCTGCGTACAACATCACCGACTCTATATTGAGCACCCGAACTCCACTCGTTCATCATTCTATAACCTTGGGTTATTAGTTCCCAAGCAGATGACGAGTCTTCAGCATTAACTGAAGGAATGATATTTAAGTTATTGTTGATTAAACTTACGTAAGTGTAACCGCCATAGATAACAATGTCGCCTTTTTGATACAATGCTGAACTGGTCCAGCCATTTTCAAATTGTGTACCTGGTAGCCAAACATTAAATGTAGTTGTATCAAATGTAGTAGTAGAAGTATGTCCTTCTGTACAAATATAAACATCTGCTCCTAGTTTAACAAGGTCGTTTAATTTATATCTTGTCGATGCAGTCCAAGCACCTTTGTATTCGATACCATTGTTTACTACTTCCCATTTGTAGTTGTCTGCTTCGCGGCCGTCTGTAATATTGTCAGCAGATGTATGATCTTCAACGCAACGATAAACTATACCGCCATATTTTACAATATCTCCAAAACCATAGACAGTAGAAATAGCCCAAGCAGTATTCCAGTTATCGAACTGTGCGTATGTGTCCCATTTGGTTAGGTCAATGGTTGTTAATCCACTGGTATGTGCCTCGGTACAAATATAAACAACACCACCAAATCTAATGATATTGCCGATTGAATAAAATGTGCTCGGTGTCCATTCTTCTCTCCATGCTCGACCATCAATCATTAGTTCCCAGCGAGGAGTGCTTGCGCCACCGCCTGTTACATAATATAAGTCGTCGTAGAAATTACTAGAGGATGTGTGCGGCTCTTTACATACGTAAGTTTTACCTTCGTATTGAGATACAGCGTCTCTGTTGTAGAACACGCCATCGTTCCATTGTCCTTTCCAGGTATATCTTAATCTACCAATTTTAAATTCTGCCGCCATTTTTAATCCTTAAATTATCATTAAACTCATGTACTTATCACACTATAGAATCGACTGGATAAACATATTCTTTGTTTAGACGTACAACAAATTCGCCGTTGTCGTTGATATAGTAAAACATACTTCTGCTGTCCCATCTATACTGATCCCACTCTAAATTTGAGTAAGGACGACTATGGTCGAGTTCTAATCTACCTTCAAAGAAATCAACACCGTATTGAAAATCCGTAAAGTCGTTTTCTGTTAAACCTGGATTGTTGATAGTAATATCGTCTTCATCTTTTAAACCGTCAACTTTAATAAAATAAAGCATTCCGTTGTCATCTCTTCTTAGCCCGTAGAAAAAACGTATGCTAAGGTCACCTGCTAGGTCTGATGGTTGTGTTCCAATATAGTATGTCATTATCTATTCCTTATGATATTTCAACATAACTCATGATGCAGTCTAATGCCGCTTCTTGGCTAGCAGAAATATGAATTGCGTTATTTGGTGCTAAAATTAATTTTTCGCCACCGTTAACAACACGTAAACTTGAATTTGGTGCTATAATAATATCTTTAATAAAATAACCTACAGTACTAGCATCGTCTGTAACGGTAATACTGGCTAAAATATTACTGCCTGTTAAATTTGCCAGACTTAAACCAATGACTGTACCTCTGGTACTTGGTCCAAATTCTAAAACTTGTATAGGAGTTGTTCCTATTTCGTTAACTACTTTGTTCTTAAAAAAGTTTGCCATGTTCTTATCCTAATATCAGTGCGTAGGTGATTGCAATATCTTCAGCAGTGGCCGCATTAATACCACCACCAGCACCTGCGGCAGAGTCCCAAGTAGTTCCATTAAAAATTTCTAACTGTTTTAGTTCTGAGTTGTAACGTGTCATACCGACTACAGCGTATGCTGGACGTTCTGAGCTAATACCTGTTGGAACTACGAAACCATTTGTACCTGCAATTTTAAAATATCCAGTTCCGGACTGAGTAATTGTTGTTATTGCTCCAGAAACTGTGTTTGTTATAGTATTATCTTTAATAGCAAAGTTGGCCAGTTTGATACTGCCTGTACCTGTGGCATTAAAAATAATGTCTGTGTTTGTTGTACTGCTAATTGTATTGCCGTCAATAATAATGTTGTCAACTTCAACACGTGGCACTTGTAATCTAGCACTGGTTAAATCTGCTGTTACAACATTATTGTTGTAAAATCTAATAGTATCATCATTTGCGCCAGGTGTTAGTTCTGCTGTGATACGTGTTGTATCATCCAAGTCGCCGACACCACTTAGTTTAATCCAGTTAACTCCGTCATAGCCTTCATAACGACCCATCTGGCTATTGAAACGAATCATACCAGACTGTGCTGTTGGACGCTCTGCTGTGTTACCCACAGGAATTATTAAACTTTGATTTGAATTAATGCTTACTAGTTTATTAGTTCCTGGTTGGATTACAATGTCGCTGGCAGAATTACTGCTGATAACGTTTGCGTTAACATTAAATTCTTCTAGAACAATGTAGCCTGTGCCATTAGCACGTAGTTCTAAATTACTGTTGGATACTGTTGTGGCAATGTAATTGTCTTTGACAATTATGTCACCTGTATAAAATTCTTCTGCTGTAACTCTGTTACTGGCCAATGCGTTTGTTGAACTGACGTTTCCGCTGACAGTTAAATTCTGTCCCAATGAAACGTTGTTATATGGCATTGTAATAATGCCTGTACCGGCTGCGCTTAATTCTAAATTACTGTTAGAAAGTGTTGTTTTAATTGTGTTGCCAGCAATTTTAATATTTTGAAATTGTGCATCGCTGCCAACTGTTAATGTGCCCGAAACGCTGTAGTTACCAGTCTGTGTTACGTTACCAGTTTGAATAATATTACCAGTGTAGGTAACTGTTCCGGTAATATTTGTATTACCTAATGTAGATGTTCCTAGTACTGTTAGGTCGTTGTTAATTAAAACATTGTCACTAGGTACATAAATTCTTCCTGTGCCGTTAGCACGTAATTCTAAGTCAGCATTTGAGTCAACGGTTTTAATTACATTGCCGTCGATATTAATACTGTCAACGTGTAAATTACCAGTGTATAAATTTGCCCACTGTAGTCCGTTAGTTCCTAGTGTATAAGTTTCTGTTACGCCTGGAGTGATATTGCTGGTAATACCGGCAACAATGCTAATAGTGTCAGTGGGCTGATCACCTAGTGTAATATTTCCGCCAACTGTTACGTTACCAGTAACATCTAAATTACCAGTAATGTTTACATTATTTTGTAGATTAATTTCATCGTTGGCACTTAGAACGTTAACTACACCGGTAGTGCTTTCAATAGTGTTGCCACTGATTTTAATATTACCAGTGCTAACTTCTGTACCATCAATATAAGTTGTGTTTACGCCATCAGTAAATGTTACACCAGTTAAAGAACTAATGTTAAAACTTGTTGTGGTAAATTCTACTGTACCAGAGGCCTGGTTAACATAAAATAAGTCGCCAACTCTAAAGTCACCTTTATGGTCGACGCTGGAATAATAAATCTTTGCACCGTTTAGTTCAACAACTTCGTTAGCCTGTACTACATACGTTACATCATTATCTGTTCTGTGTAGTACACCAATATAGGCTAAGTTCTGTCCAATTAAGTAAGCAACAACACCTAGTCCGTCGCCATAGATACCATAGTTACCATAAACTGCGGCAGATCCAATACTACGAACTTCTGCACCAAAGTCTGAATAATCAACTAGACTAAATGCTGTGGCTGTGCCTCCTGCATTAGTTCTAATGTCCTGTGGCAATAGAACATCGTCTACAAAAACTGTAGAAGTATCTGCGCCGTCAAAGTGCGCTAACAATACGCTGTAAGAATCGTTTGGTAGTGCAGAAGAAGGAGCAGTAAACGAACTAGTGTGTCTAGCAGTTCCTTTGCTCACTCGGACATCGTCTACATATCCAACAAAATTTGCAGATCCGCTACCATCAGAACCTATTCTAAATGAACCATTATTGCCTACATCTCCTGCAACAGTATCAGTTGTTCCTAATAAAGTTCCGTTGACAAATGCTCTGATAGTTGAACCACTTCGTGTAAATGCGATGTGTGTCCATGTGTTAATAGATATTGTGCCGCCAAAAGTAACAGTACTGCTTCCGTAAAAGTTTCCTTTTAGTGTACCGTTTTCAATCATTGTGGTGTATCTGTCGGCTGCTTCACCACCGATGGTAAACAATGAAAATGTGCCAGTTACGTTTGTTGGATAGAACCAACCTTCTAATGCGAAATCTGCATCGAATACAAAGTCAGTTAAACTGTTTACAGTTACATAATCGCCTGTACCGTCTAGATACAGACTAGCAGTTCCAAATTTTTTCTGTGCTGTTTTAAGTTGTGCATCTCCATTGGCTGTAATAGTTTTACCGCCACGTTCTGACTGTGTTTCTAATCCTGTAACTTTACCTGTTAGATAAATTTTACCGTCTGTACCAACTTCGTCGATTGTACCTGAGCCTAGAACAGTAACTCCGTCTGTGTCATAGTAACTTAGTGTGTTGCCCACAGCAAATGTACCGGAGTTGCCAGTAACTCTAACTTCTGTTCTACCCTGTCCAGCAAATCCTTCGCTACTGCTGTACAAATACATACCTTTATCAGCAAAGTATGTAAACGAGTTTAACCATTCAATTCTTGCACCGTTTGTAGCAATTAATGTTTCAGCCGCTGGTGTGATAAATGTCACTGCGTGGAATAACATGGCCGCTTCAATGCTGTTTGCATTGACAATGCTACCGTCTAAGAATGCACCGTGACCTGCATCACCTGCGGCATATCCGCGAGGGTCATCTGCTGTGGCTGTACCCAGTCTTACACTACTACCAAAGGTTAAAACTGTAATATTTTTTACATAAGGACTGCGTGTACTAACAGTCATACCTGGAGCAAATGTAAATGCGTGTCCAGTGTTGCCAATTGGCTCGTGCTCAAAACCTGTAATTGTAAAGTCTTGAATGGTAGTTTCGCCATTCATCTTGAAACAGTCTTGTTGACGTGTTGCCGCTGTAGGACGAATTGTTACAGAACGCAGGTTAGCACCAACAATCGCAACGCCCTGTGGTACTGTTAGTGGAAAAATTTCTTCGTAATCGCCAGGGTACACATAAACAGTATCGCCTGTAGTTGCTTGGCTAAGAGCATGTTTGATTGTTAAGAACGGATCGTTTTGGTGTGTGCCGCTGTAACTGTCACTGCCGTTTACAGCAACGTACCAAATGTTCCCCTGACGTAGGTTTAAGTTAATGTTATCTACAACTAAATCACCAGTATCGATTACATCAGCAAATAAGTTGTTAGTCCATACGTCTGCCCAACGTTTGCCACTTTCACCTAATGTGTAAGTATCGTCTTGATCTGGAACAATGTTGCTGGCTACATCTGCGGCAAAAGTAATATTATCTGTATTGGCATCACCTAATGTAATATTGCCGTCTGCTGTGATATTTCCAGTAGCATGAATATTTCCGTAAACATTAGTGTCGGCAAATACTTCTACTGTGCCTGTGCCATTTGGACGTAGTTCAAGATTGGTGTTTGTGCTGTTTGTGCTGATAACATTGTTTTCTATGTCAATGTCGTCAACACGTAATTTTGCTTGATATACTACTGGACTTGCACCGCTAGGTAGCAAGGATAATACATCTTGTGTTGTGGAAATTGTTGTAGCAGAAATGCTAATGTCTGCAATTTCTGCTAGAGTATCTACTAGTAAGTTAGTAGTTCTAGTTGTACCATTTACGTGTAAAGTATGTGTAGGGTCGTTAGTCTTTATACCAACTCTGTGGTTGGCGGAGTCTGGATCAGTAACTTTTAAGTAAACAAGGTCAGTCTCAAAGGCTAAATCCACACCCTGGCGTAGAAGGTTGGCCTTTAAGAGCGGACCGGAAATTCGACCAACGGCCATATATCACTCCTGATAACCCCGTGTTTCACGGTTAACCAAGTTCTCATCCCTTGCGGGCTCTTTGCTGGTTTACCACAGTTTAATCATACAAGAAATTGGTCGTTCCTTGTAATCAGTAGTATTTAGCCGTTTGTATTTTTAACCTAGTATTAGGTTCCAAAGATAGGAAATGTCTTCCATATATTGTTGCGTAACAGTTTCGCCCTCACCGCCAGCATTACCCCATTTTGTACCAGTCCACACTTCAACAACACTTTCTTCAATGTTGTATCTAGTTTCACCGACTTCTGGGGATGAAGGTTGTTCTGCTGTAGTTCCGTAGGGAATTACTAGACCATTAGTTCCAGTAAATTTAATATATCCTAGCCCTGTAGATCCAAGTGTTATTGCAGAATTTAACTCGTTTCTAATATCAGATCCATCTGGGGTAATATTTTCAATTCTATTAAGTCCGGTTCCATTGGGTGCAAATGTTAGATCATTGTTAGTTGTAGTAACTGTGTTAACATCAAATAATGTATTGTCTACTAGTAATCCGTTAGTACGTAATCTTGTGGAAGTAATATCCATTGTTAGGATATTATCTGCTTTAAAGTTTATTTCTTCACTAGAACCAGCAGTTACAGATGTTTGTCTATCTGCTGAATATACTCCGCCAAATGCCGCGCCATAGCCTTCAAAAATTCCAGTTGTGGTATTAAATCTAACATCACCTTGTTGGAATGTTGGGCGATTTGCCGTGGTACCTTTTGGAACTATTAATGCCGCAGTAGTATCAAATTTTAAATTTTTACCAGTGTTGGGCTGTAGTACAATGTCATCTGCATTAGAAACAGTACTTCCAGTAAATTTTGTAGTTTCTAAAAATACTCCGCCTGCAGAGTTTCCTCTTAATTCTAAATTTGAGTTACTGGTAGTTGTAGAAATGTAGTTGTCTTTGATTAAGATATCTGCATTATAAAATTCTTCAGCAGTATATCTATTGCTGGCTGTGATATTTGTTGTGTAATAATCACCAGAAATGCTAAGACTTCGTGTAATGCTAACATTATCTACTGGAATTTGTATAATGCCGGAAGCGTGTGCGCTTAGTTCTAAATCACTGTTTGAATCACTGGTGAAAATTCTATTATTAACTATCTGAACATTGTCAAAATATGCGCTAGATCCTACAGTTAATGTTCCGCTAATGTCTAAAAATCCTGTGTTAGATTTATCACCAGCGAGTACTACTGCACCGGTATGATTTAAAGTTCCTATAACATTTACAGATTTTACAGTAGTTAATCCGCTGACAGTAAGATTTTGGTCGAACGCCGCATAATCTTTTAAGTTTACGATTCCTGCAGAATTAGCACGTAGTTCTAAGTCACTGTTTGACACAGTAGTTTCTATTACATTTCCTCTAATTCTAATATCGTTAATATTTGCTTCTGATGTATAAGTATCTCGCCATACTTTTGTACTTGAACCTAAGTTGTAGGTTTCTGTTACATCTGGTTCAAAATTTTGATTTAATGTTTGTTTGAATGTTACGGTATCTACTGTTTGATTACCTAAAATTAATTGTCCACCTAGACTAAAATCTCCGGTGATATCTAAATTCTTAGCAACATTAACATCTAAAGTTAGGTTAGTTTCTCCGCTGGCTGATAAAATGTTTACTTCGCCAAATAAAGATTCAATTGTATTTCCTGCTATTTTTAAATTGCCTGTATTAACAAAATCTTTTGTAATTGTTGTTACGTCTGCGCCCGTGGTAATAGTCAAACCAGTTGCACCTGTTGATGCTAATCCGCTGGCGTCAAAACTAACTGTACCATTTTCAAAATCGACATAAAATTGATCGCCTACACGGAATGTACCTTTGTGATCCTGACTTTGATAGTAAACTCTACCGCTGTTTAATTCTACTGTTTCGTTAGTTTGTACAACTAGTGTGTCATCATTAGTAGCATCTTTGCCTGTACCTATATAGGCAAAGTTGTGCTGAATTAGATACATTAATGTATCTGCACCGTCTGCTACTGCTCCATAATTTCCGTAAACGTTTGCTGAACCAATACTACGAACTTCTGCACCATAGGCCAGTGTGCTACCATCTTCAGTTAATCTACCTGTGCCTTGTATAGCATATAGAGCTCTATTAGCAAAATATGTAAATGAATTTAACCATTCAACACGCACACCGTTGGTCATTGTCAATGCATCTACACCAGGTGTGATAAATGTCACAGCATGGAACAACATACTTGCTTCTTTAGTTAAGTAGTTTGTTTCACTACCGTCTACTAGGGCACCTTTACCCGCATCGCCACTGGCAAAACCTCTTGGATCATCGGCTGTAGTTGTTGTACCTTGTGTTATAACTGATACATTTTGAATGTAAGGACTGCGACTAGTTACCTGCGCATTTGGAGCAAAACGGAAAGCATAACCTTTGTCGTTAATACTGTCATAGTAAAAGTCTTTGATTGTTAAGTTATTAACTGTGGTTTCACCATTTAAATGAAATACGTCTTCGCTTTGACTGGCTGTGTCTGGAACAATGGTAACGCTTCTTAATTCTAATCCACTTACAGCAACACCTGCCGGAACAACTAATGGTAATAGTTCTGCATAAGTTCCTGGATATATTTTAATTGTGTCACCGGCAGTGGCCACGCTTAATGCTTTTTCAATAGTAGCATACGGTGCGTTTTCGTGATTACCTTGATTTAAGTTATCGCCATTTTCAGCAACAAACCATGTTTTGCCCGGACGAAGAGCATAGTTAACTCCACTAGGAGTTGATAAACTGCTAGTAGTTACTTGTTGCCCGTTGACTAGATTTGTGTACAGGCCGTTCCATCTATTAGATGATGATGTTCCTAAACTATAAAATGCATCTGTATCTGGAACAATGTTACTGGCTATGTCTGCATTAAAATCTACAGCATCGTTTTGATCTGAACCAAATGTAATCGTGCCGTCTAAGGTAATATCGCCGGTAGAGTGTAAATTACCAGTAATATTAAACTCGTTGTAAACTTCTAACGTGCCTGATCCGTTTGGTCTAATTTCTAAGTTAGTATTAGATGAACTTGCTGTCAAGGCGGCATCGCCCAAATCGATAACATCATCAAATGTTGTTGTAGATGCTAGTCCTAAGTCTAAGAAGAAATCCTGTCCGCCGCTGGCTGGACCACCGTCTAATTGATCTAATAAAATACTGCTAGTAGTGGCAATAATATTATTGTTAATAAAAATATCGTCTGTAGATATAGCAGATGCAACTACACGATTAACTGCGGTAATGTTTAACGATCCTAATGCTGTAGTAATTCTAGAGAAATCTACAGTAATATCGTTATTAGTAAAATTTGTTGATAGTGTATTGGTACTGCGTGTTGTACCTAATACTTCTAATTCTGTGTTGGGAGAATTAGTTTTAATGCCCAAGCGGCTAGTGCCAACATCGAAGTATATTAAATCGGTTTCAAAGGAAAGATCAACACCGTCTCGCAACAGGTTGTCTTTAAGCATTCCACCGGAAATTCGGCCAATATCTACAGGCATGTGATTAGTCTCCAATAATATTTATTGGATCCTGAATTATTAAAAGTGTTGAGATTAACGGTCGAAGCCGTGAATGACAGTGACTGGTTTACCGTAAGGAACAGCACTTGTGAACTCTACAAAACGTCCAACTCTTGTTACAGTAACGCTAACAGTTCCAGATCCGCTAGCATTTGTGTTTAGTGTTAAACTTACGCCAGGACTTACACCTGTTACAGTCCCAGAAACACCAGATCCAGATACAGTTGCACCGATCATACTGTCAGTGGCTTCTGAAGTAATTAATGTTGGGTTTCCGTCTGTCTTTGCTACAGAAATAGTACTTGCGGGCGCATCTACTAGTGTGTAGTTTGTTGTAGAAATTTGATAAACGTTTTCAATTAATACGAATAAGTTCTGTGGGTTTGTTAGTTCTGGATATGGATAATCAGCATACCCCGAATCCAACGGGCCAAAATAAACTTCGGCAGCGTCACCGTTACCTAGATTTTGTTGTGTAATTAGTGCTGGTTCTTTAAATCTAAATTTGCGCCATGCCGCTGGAGTTCCTTGACGTCCTTCAAATTCTTGGTCCGTTGTGTTATAACGAATATGTCCTTCGACTGGACTAGTTACTGTGCCAGATTCGCCAGGACGACTAGTAGTAGGTCCGTTGGGAATTAACAATACGTTTTCAGTATCTAACTTAACTTCGTCTGTAATTTCAACCGCAATACGATTGTCTTTTACATTACGACTGTTTAATTGATTACGTTTTAAAAACTTCATTAACTTACTCTCATTGAAGTTAGAGATACACTTAGTCGTGTATTTGCATCTGCTGTTGCCCAAATTCTTTCTTCTGAACCTAGTACAATTTTTTCTGTATCAAATGTAAATGTTTCACCTGCTGGTATTGTTAAGTTATGAATAACTTTAGTAGTGTTAGCAATAGTAGCCGGTAAAGGTGCTAATAACCAAAGATTTAAAACAACATCCGATGTTGAATAATTGCAAAACATCATGCAGGTCACAGCATATTCTCTGTCATCAGAACCAACAGTGCCAGGGGCAGTATAAATTGCACTGCCTAGTGTAGTTACTAAATTGCTTGTGATTGCCATGTTCTATCCTTAAAATATCATACTGTAAACGATTGCTTTACGTTTACTTATTAATTCATCTTGCTTGTTCTCTGAGTTTACAAAGAACAATCCTGTGCCACCTTGGGCTTCATTCTTAGCATAAAGTTTTACACCATCGGCTACGCTTCCTGGATCTTCTGTTTGTAGGTATAATTTAAAATGGTCATCGACACCTACGCAACCTGTACCGTCACTGCGTAAAACTAAATCTTCGTTACTTAATCTACTTTCAATAGTAGCATTATAAAACTTTAAATTCTGTACTTCAAATCTGTCTACAAACCAAGCGGCATTAATTACATTATCTAAAGTTAATGTTAAATTACTTGGGCCACCATCTGCTTCAAAGTCACTAATTTCCAAATAAGAATCATACAATACTGTTACGCCGCCAATCTTAGCACTATCTTGTAATTTGTAAGGCGGATTTAATGTAAAGTAACTACCTACATAATCTGTAACTGCTTGAATGTTAGGAATAATATCTGGATCAATCGGAGGAAGGCCAGGTGCTGTATAATCTAAAACTTGTTCTTCATAGTTTACTGTGCCAGTAACGTTAACTACAGCCGTTCCTGTTCCTAACAAGTTTAAATTATATCCAGCAGTAGTAATGGAATTAGTCTGTATTCCAATTAAATCATCAGTTTCATTTTTAGCAACAAACAGTCCGCTACGTGTTGTACCAGATTGTGTATCTAACCAGTTTTTTGATTCATCAAAAACTAAAAAAACATCAGGTCTTGATCCGCGAGATATTTGAATACCCGCTTCTCCTAGTCCTGTTGGACTAATACCTGCGCCGCTTTCGCCTCTGTTTAATAGAATAATTTTATCTTCTATTTCAACGTTGACTGTTTGTATGGATGTTGTATTACCTAATACAGTTAAATCACCGGTGACAAGAACCGTACCAATTTGATCACCAGTATTCAGCGTAATTGTTCCGCCAGAATTAACTGATATCTTATAATCGGTGTCTTGTACTTTAACTATTCTTGCCATGTGTAATCCTTAATAAGGGACCTAAGTCCCTTATATTAAACTGCAATCAATACTAATACGTCTGCTGACGAATCGTTATCTAAATACCACTTGTACTTGTTACCGCTAAAGTCATAAGCAAGGCGCTTAGTTAATTTAGCAATAGCAGTAGTACCAGGAGTTTGACCAGTTGTAGAACCTAAAATACGAATTTCACCATTGGCTGCTGGTGTTCCAGAAACTAGTTTACCAACTTTTAAGTTAGTACCTGTAATAGAACTGATGCTTTCTGCTTCAGTAAATGCATCATCGGATGTTTTTAAAACAACGTATGTGCTCTTGCCACGTTGTTTAACAATTTGATAGTCACTGGCTAATGAACCGCCGAAGTAACCTTGAACTAAAATACCTGCTTGTGATGTAGTAAATGAACGAGTAACTTTAGTACCGTATACATCTTTCTTTAATGGACGTCCCATTTGTTTTCTCCTTATGTTGACGTTTTAGGTCTACGCAGAGGGATTCTGCATAAGTTCGCTAATGCGAATATAATTTAGACATTGTATTTAGCCACAAAAGAAAAAGGACTCCGAAGAGTCCTTTTCTTGTTACACTTGTTAAGTGTTGATTACTGGAATGTAGCGTTAGAGATACTAACTGTACCTAAGTAATCAGCCGCGTTACCAAGAGATGATGCTGTGTTGTTCAACTCAACATATCCATAACGAGTCATGAAAGACACGACTGGTTCGAATGATGTTGGGTCTAATACAACGCCAGAGCTCATCAATGGAACGTATGGGCAGTAGAAAGCGGCTGCGTCAGATTCGCTAGAACCTTTGTAACCAACTAATACTGATGCGCTGTCAGATGCGTATGTGTTAACATAGATCTTCATAGCATTGTTCAATGTACCAACAAACTTAGTGTTTGTAGGTGCTTCGAAAGTACCTTCTGTTGTTCTTGCGAACGCAGAAGTTGTTGCACTTTGAAGGATTGTTAATGCGTATGGGCTAACAACGGCCCAGTTACCAGCACCACGACGTGTACGTTGTGCGATAACGTTAGCGGCACGGTTGATTAGAACTGCCAAAGCGGCGTGTTCGTCACCAACGAATGTTGCTGTACCAGATACTGTTGCCTGGTCAAATGCTTGGTTGTTACCGTTAGATGTTGCAAGAGTTGCTAGGGAACCTAGAACTTCTTGGTCGATTTCAGCAGTGATTTCTTGAGCAAGAGCAGCCATGATTTCTGCTTCGATGTCAATACCTTGTTGGGCTTGTGCATCTTGAGCAGCCTCGAATGTCCAACGTGCAGACAATTTACGAGTCTTGGCTTCAACTGTTTGCTTCAAGATTTGGATGCTCATACGCTTACCAGCAACACCTTCTAATGCGGCAGTTGCGGCGGCTGTAGTAGCAGATCCGTTATTTGCAGAATAACCTTCTGCAATCTTGAATGGGCTTAGAGCCTCTTCACCAGCGGTAGCACCATATGTACCACTTAGTGTATCGCTGTAGCGAACACGTAGAGTATGGATTTGACCAACTGGACCAGTCATTGGTTGTACACCAACTAATTCGTTGGCAATAACTGTTGGCATAACACGACGGATCACTGGAAGGATCACGCGGTTAAGGGTTGCGACGTTACCGGCAGAAGTAGCACCAGTTGACGCAGATTCTGAAAGATACTTACGAGTATTCTCTAAAGTAACTCCCATTACGCTACGCTTGGTACCTTGAAGGCCTTCTAATAGTGCCTCTTTAGTTTCTTGCCAGCGGCTTTCTAGTAGTTCTGACATTTAAATTCTCCTTATTTTAATCCAGCAAGGCGACGGATGTCAATTACATCGGCCTGGCTATTAGCACTACTAATGCTATGGGTTTCTTTGTTGCCTGTGATTTCTTTTGCCTCTACAAGAGCCTTCTTCTTCTCCGGTGTGCTACCACTCAATACTGCTGGTAAGTACTTGTCGAAACTAGTACGTAGTTTTGCAGTTTGCACACTTTCTAGTAACTCGCTCATGATGTCTTTTTGGTCCTTGTTTAGAGGATTTAGAAGTTCACTCATTACTTCTTTACGTTCAGCGGCTTCTTGTGCGCGAGCAACTTCTTGCTCTTTGCTTTCTACCAACTGTTGCTTTTCAGAAATAATGCTCTGTGCTTCTGCGAGTTTTTGTTCTTTTTCTGCGATTACTTTGAGTAACTTGCTTGTCTCTGATTTCTCGTTCAACAAACTAGATTGATACTCAGTTGTAAATGCTTCAAAAATCTTACGTCCAAAGTCGTTTTGACGAGCTTGGTCGATATCTTCTTTAAGTTGAGTAATCTCTTTCTCAAGACCTTGTTTTACAACAGATTCAACTAATTCTGCTGAAGTCTTTACAAACTTGCTCTTAAGTTGAGCAAATTGTTCTTTTGCTTCTTTAACAAGTTTAACTTTGGTTTCTGCCAAGTCTTTCTTGTCATCATAGAAGTCTGCAATTTCCTTAGCCAATGCTTCGACTACAAACTGCTCTAACTTACTAAAATTCTCAGCCATTACTTTCTGATCTTCGTGAAGTTCAGAAATTTCTCTAGCAAGAGAAGTCAATACAAACTCGTTAAGTTTACTTGAGTGTTCGCGAATAGCAACAGCATACTTGGCTTTCGCCTCTGCTAGTTGTGCGCGATCTTCTGTAAACTCTTGGATTTCGACAGATAAACGATCTTCAATCATGTTATTGATTGCGTCGACCATTACTTGTTTGTCATGTTCGTATTTTTGCGCGAATTCTTCGCGTAGTTGTTGAGTAGCCTGTTCGCGGTTTTCAGCGATTCTGGCGTTCCAAGCAGACTCGATGTCTGCTTTGATTTCTTCGGAAATCACGTTGTTTTCAAATAATGATTTAAGTGCATCCAACATTGTGATTCTCCCTTGTTATTGGAGTCCGCCTATTATTTTTAATAGGCTTTCTTTTAAGTATTGCTGTGCCTTTGCGTCGCCTTGTACTTCTTGTGCTATTCTTAGTGCCTTATATCCGCCCTTACTATTCATGAGATGCTCATAAATGGGCGTTGGATACGCACCCGGGGCTGATGGTTGAGCTACTACATCAACTGTAATAATCTCGAAATCTGACACTTCACCGGATCCGTCTTCTTTGACGTTTCCGGATCCGCGCGAACTAACTCCTAACTTAACACCACTTTCCAACATAGTTTTCACTAATTGTCCCATTGGGGTTGGAAGAATCTTAAGTTTACCGTAACCATTTGGGCCATCCATCCACATTTCTGTAATCATATGGCTTACACGGTCTAGGTTAATTTTTAAGTCGTCTGGATGATCTACTTCGCCAAGAACTGAATATCCACCAGTGATCTGGTCGTTTAGTGTTTTGACAGCCCTGCCGATTTCGCTCACAGGATACACACGCTGATTTGCGTTACGAATGCCGCCCTGGATACAAATACCCTTCATATAAAGGTTTTTGCCTCCGTCGCCATCCGACTCCACAACCATTCGGGCTTGGTCGAATGTTAGGTTCTCACGTAAGTAGAAATTACTCATCTAGATTAGACCCTAATTAACCTTTGCTACCAATGATACTCTTGGTATCAGCGCCGCTTTCGCCTGCGCCTTTCTTCTCTGCGCCATGACCTTTGCTTTGAGCATTAAGTTTTGTCGCATTTTTTGAACCAGGCACATTAACGTTACCTGAATTCAAATCCTTTGTTGATGGATTTGCTAAACCACCTTGTGTACCACCTTTGTTGCTTTCGCCGCCTTTAGCGATATTAGCAACTGTGCCACCCATATCGTTCTTACCGGCTACGATTGACTTAGTGTTAGCACCGTTGTCACCGTGCTTTGGAGCACTTACTTTTTCTACGTATTCTACAACGTAGTCTTCTTTAGTTTCTTCTTCTTCGCCGCCTTCTTCGCCTTCAGGTGCTTCTGGACCTTCTTCTGATCCACCTGCTGGGAATTCGTCGCCGCCTTCTTCACCTTTGTCACCACCCATCATTTGTTCAAATTCTGCGGTTAGTGCATCGATAATGTCTTGTTTCATTAGGTCTAGGTCGCCTACAGTTGCTGGCTCTTCATCACCACCTTCGCCACCGTCCATGTCATCTTCTGGTTCATCGGCATCGATATCGCTTAGTAAATCGGCTGCTGGCTCGTCTTGAGCTTCTAAACCAAATGCTTCTTCTGCTGGTTGATCAAATTGTAGATCATCGTCCAACAAGTTTTCGTAAATTTCGCGAGATTTTGCTACCACTAGTTCGTGGAACAATTCTTCGGCTTTTTGTTTGTCTTCATTAATTAGATATTCAAGCATCTGCTCGAACTTTGCGCGATCAGTCATTTATGTTCTCCTATATATGTGATGGGGTTATTCACCCGCAAGGCTGTCGATGTATTTACTATGTATATAAAAAAACCGGTGCAAACCGGTTCAAAATACGAAATTTTAATAAAATATCACAGACTTAAACTCATCATAAGTCATTGTACTATAATTTTTGTATTTCTGCCACCCGAACTCTAATGCACCAGGTTCAGTAATTCTAATGTATTTAGTATCAGTAAATTCTTTAATAACAGATTCGGTTTGACGTTGCCAGTTACCATGAAATGTAGCAGGTTCTGTACTGCGTCTGTAGTTAGGAGTATCCGAGTAAACGTTGTTTAGTTTATCGTTGATTCCTTTATAGTCAAAGCCTAGAATATAGATTGTATCGTAGCCGTGTGTACTGGCCAGCCATAGTGCTGTAGGCCCACTACTCCAGCCTTTTGACGGGTTAAAAAAGTTTAAATCGTAGATATTTTTAAGTTTTGTATTGACGTTAGTCCATACTGGGATACGCCTGTGTACTGCTTTATCTGTGATTTCCAATACCATTTTGGCATCTACTGCCACTAGATAATCTGGGTCACAGTCCCTGTACAATGCGTTACAGCCGTATAATTTGCCAAGAGCTTTTAGTCTGTTAGGTTCAATGGCCATACGGCTACGACCATTGCCTAACACAAAGGCGTGATTCATGTATTAATTTATCAAGCGGCTGGTGGAGGTGCCGCGTACATTCGAGCGATAAATTCTAGCTCTGCTTGAGTTTCTTTGACGTGTTGGTCGGATGCTCTACGTAACTCGTTGATTTGACCAAGAGTTAAACGAGTCTTGCGTGTGTCTTCTAAACCATTAAGGACATCAGTATCACGTTTAGCCATGTACTTGTCGTCCTGCTCTAGTTCAGCAGTTTCACGATTAAAATAAAATAGTTCGCGTAGGATCATATTATTATTTATGCTGGTGGAGCGGCTGGCGCGGGAGCGGCACCTGGTGCTGGCGCACCGCCTTCTGCTCCTGCTTCAGGTGCCATACCTTCGGGTGCTGGTGTTTCTCCTGCCATAGCACTAGCATCTGCGGCAATGCCCGTTGGGCTTACACCTGCTGTACGCAATTCTCCTGCGGCATCCATTGCGTTAGACTTGGCCATACCGCTTTCTTCTTTCCACAGACGTTCGTTTTCTGCTAAGTCTTCGTCTGTCATACCTAAGAAACGTTTTAGTGCAAACCGTTTAGCAATAAATGGCAATGCTACTACCTGTGCAAAAGTACTGATACGTTGATTGTCTAACTCTGCTTGACGATATGCGGCAAAGTTTTGTGGACTTTGGAAACGAATATCAAACAAACTAAAGTCAATGTTTACACCTTTGTTATACAAGAATAATTTAAATTCTGTATCAAATGTACTGATCATTAACGTTTGTAAACGCTCGCAATATTTGTTAAAACGTAGTTCTTGAATGTATGCTGTACCTACACGTCCATCATTAAATGCCGCTTGACTGTCATCTGCGCCTGTAGGCAAGTAACTGCTAGGAATACGTAGAGCTCGCATTAACTTGTTAGTAAAATACTTTAAGTCGTCGATTTCGCCCAGGTTAGTACCGCCCGGTAGCGTTTCAACTTTACTTCCACGACCTTCTGCTGTCTGTGGAAAGAAGTAGTCTTCATTGATAGACAACGGATTGTAAGCACTATCAATAGCACTGCCACCGCCTGTACTACTAGGAATACGTCTTTGATGAATCTCATTTTTAACTCTTTCAACAAAGCTCATGGCCAAGTGACTAGGCATATTGCCTACGTCAATGTAGAAAATTCTACGCTCTGGAGCACGTTGAATACGATAGATAATAATAGCATCTTCCAGTAATTCTTTCTGTTTGTAAACTTTAAAAACAGATTCTAACAGCGAATTACCAAAAGGATAATTGTTGTCTAAGCCTTCACTTAGACTAAGATGTACAACGTGTTTAGCATCAATAGCAAATTCATTTTGACTTTTGCTAAAACGTGTTCCTGACTGCTGAGGATATGATCCTGTCATACCGCGAGCACCGCTGCCGCCTTGTGTATAAGCGGCACCACCAGGCTGTTGATTTTGTGTATTAGGATTAATCTGTGTTACAACTAAATCCTGTAAATTAATGTTTAAGTCGCGGATAACGTATTGTTCTGGCTTCTTGCCTTCGCTTTCGTTAACAATAATCTTTACAACTTTACCCGGATCAACGTAATACCATTTTTGTGTTTCTGGATCGCGTACAAAGAATCCGTCGCCGTATTTGAACAAGTTACGTGCAATACGGAACATACGTGTATCAAGTTTTTGTAACTTAGTCCACTGTTGTAGGTATTCCTTTAAAATTTTAATTTCAGAATTTGTAGCACGATTTCTAAATTGTAATGTAAACGGTGTACCGTTTTCTTTATTTTTCTGTGTGCAAAACTCTGCTAGAATGTCCAATGCGGCATTAACTTCGCTGTCCCAATCCATGGTGTCGTACTGCATATAACGCTCAACACGATTTGGACTACCAGTGTAAACATCTGGAAGATAGGAACTATAGTTGGATCGTGCAGGACCAGGCTTTCCGCCTGCGCCGGATATCGGGCTAACGTTGCCTGTTGTTACTGGAGAGAAATGTCTTTTCCAACTCATTATTAATTCCTATTATGCACTATTATTTGAAGTTTGTCTAGTGTATTTGGCTGTCTTGCTCAAATAATCCACAGCGTCTGATTGATGTGAGACTAATTGACTCATATTCATATTTAACTGATTTAACAGGTCTACCATCTCTTTGCTGGACGCATCGGATACTTTTACGTTTCCAGGTGCTCCTTCTTTTTGCTCAGACTTCATAGAGCTCTTGATGGTTTCGCTTAATTTATTAATGTTATTATTCAGTTGATCTAAATTAGTGTTATTCAAATCTTTAAATGCACTAGTTGTTGTAGTAATTTCTTCTCTAAGATTTTTTAATTTAATAACACCTGCATCGATACTTGAACCCACTGCCTCTGGGAACATTAATTTTGAATAATCTACATCCTTTAATGCCGTTTTAAGTGCATTAACTTCTTGATTTAACTTTGCTACAGGTTCGGCAGCATTTGTCTCTGGAGGTTTTGGTGCATTTGCTTTTGGTATTTCTGCACCAGGTACTGTATTTTTAGTATTTTCCGTTTGTGCATTAGCGGCCGCATTTGTTTTTGTCTTTAAAAAGTCTGGAGTTAGAAAATCAACAACTTCATCTTTATAAATGATTAATCCTGCTGTTGTTGCTATTGCCCAGGCCCATGGATTCTTTATAGTGGAAACAATTTTTTCTAGTTTTCCGGCTTTTGCAACATCTTCTGCGGCTTCTGCGGCTGCTCCTGGCTTAACTGGTTCTCCTTTAGGAGTTTTAGGTTCACCACCTTTAGGTTCACCGCCACCTTTTTTCATTTCTTCATATTTTTTATAATCCATGCCAGCGGCTTTTGCACCAGCATAACCTATTGCAGTACCTACACCAGCCTTAATAAGAGCATCTGCAATCTCTTTACCTAGTGCGGCTCCAAACAATACTGGAATTCTTGCGGCTGGATCTAACTTAGCAAATTTTTCAGCGGCTGCTTCTGCACCACTTGCCGCCGATTTTAATCCAGTTGCGGTTAAATCTAGTACGCCACTTTCAATAAATGACTTCTTAAATGAATTTTGTACATTAGTTAATGTCTGATCTAAACCTGCTACTGCTCTTGTTGGGTCTGTCTTAGATGCAGCCAGACGTTTTTCTTGTTCTTCCTTGGCCATTGCGGCTGCTTTTTGCGAGTCGCCCATGCCTTGTAATACTGCTTTACCTAACATTGGAGTCATTTGACCCATAGTTGCCATTGCGGCGGCTGTTCTTCTTTCGCCTTCGCTGATATTTTCGCTGGCTTTGGCGGCTTTACTAAATCCAGCGTTCATATCGTCGACAGCAGACTTAGATCCGTTAAAAATTTCTCGGCCCATTTTACTAGCATCAACGCCTGCACTTTGCATTGTCAATGCAAATTGTCTTGCTTCAGCAGTTACAGCAACACCACCGCCAGCAATAATATCTTTAAAGCCTGCGGCCATTTTACCAGTTGGATCTAGTTGTTCTAACTGTTTAATTTTAGCATTAACTGCCGCCTGTTGGTCTGCATCTAATTTGCCTAATGCTAATTTCATTCTAGCATCACGTTGAGATGATTTATTGGCTTCATCTATCTGTTGTCTAGATAATCCTGTTGCCTTTGATAGTCTGTCTAGTTCTTCGTTATATTTTTCTTGACCTGCAACAATTTCATCAGTGCTCATCTTTGACAAGCGACCGTTGCGTTGTTGTTGTTCCATGTAACTAGCATTATATGTTGCTAGTTCATCCATACTAAATCCAAGCGCGGCAAATTTTTGACCGCTCTGTGCCATAAACTTGCCTTGTGTTTCAGCAAACTTAGTAGCACCAGCAGTGGCAGATCCAAACGCCATAGCCAGCGATTGGCTGTTTTCTTTTACAGTTTTTCCAAAAATTTCTAAAGGAAGTCTTGCTTCACCTGCTGATAGTTGTGCTTGTAACAATGAATCACCTAAGTCAATACCAGATCCACTTAGTGTTCTAAAAATTTGTATTTGATCTTCTAATGTTCCGCCAAATTGCTGAACTACATCGCTAACGCCCTTGATGTTTGCGCCGGGCATTTGTGCCAGTACACCAGAAAAATCTTTAATTGTAGGAGTAGTATTTGAAAATGTTTTAGCAAATGAGTCTGCACCAAGAGATACAGCATCTCCTGCTAGTTTCATTCGTGCCTTATATTCTTTTTCAGTTTCAGCACCTTTTCGCATTTGCTCAGCCCGAGCATCATTGTCTCCTGCGCCACCGCCACCGCCGGGCGTGGCACCAGGTTTTCCGCCTGCAGGTATTCCGCTTTTATTAATTGCCGCAAGTATCTGTCTAAGAGTCGAGTCTTCGGCAGCGTTTTCTACAATAACTGTTCCTACTCCAGGAACTATGGCTTTTACTGACATAATTTTTCCGTCAAAAACTGCGTATATAAATATAATGACACAGCAGTATATTATTTAGTTGGAGTAAAAACACATGGAAAATCAAGTAGCAGTACCGCAAAACCCGTTGAAGAAGTACTTTAGACAACCGAAGCTCTATGTTCGTTTGCCTAGTTCTGGTAATTTTTATCCACCAGGCACGTTAGAACCTACACAAAATATGGAGTTTCCAGTTTATGCTATGACTGCTAGAGATGAAATTTCTATTAAAACACCAGACGCATTGTTAAATGGTCAAAGTACTGTTGATGTTATTCAAAGTTGTATGCCTAATATTAAAAATGCCTGGGCAATTCCTAGTATTGATATTGATGCTATATTAATTGCTATTCGTATTGCAACATATGGCGAACAAATTGATGTAGATATTGCTATTCCAAACATATCAGAAACAAAAACGTATACTACTGACCTACGATTAGCGTTAGATAAACTGTTAGATGCTACATTTGATCCAGAAGTTCGAATTAATGATGAATTAACTGCATTTTTACGTCCATTATCCTATGAAGAATTTACTAAAAGTTCTTTAAAAAGTTTAGAAGAACAACGAATTTTTACTATTGTTAACAGTCAAGAACTAACAGAAGAACAAAAGATTGCTCAATTTAATAAGAGTTTTAAAGCATTAACTGAAATTACCATGAGATCAGTGGCCAATGGATTAGTCAAAGTTGTTACGCCTGAAGGCGAAGTAAGTGATCCAGCATTTATTAAAGAGTTTATCGATAATGCTGACAAAGAATTTTATACTAAAATCATCGATCACTTGGAAAAACAACGCATTAAGTTTCAAATGCCGTCGTTTAAAATTCAAACTACAGCAGAAGAGCAAGCTCAAGGTGCTCCTGCTGAATTTGAAACTCCTATAGGACTAGACGCTTCAAATTTTTTCGCGTAAAGCTCTTCAGCCTAACACTCGAAGACGCACTAAGAGTAGTTGAGGGGCTAGATAAAGAAGCAAAGTCCATAAGAACCGAATTGTTTAAATTGTGCTGGTATATGAGAGGTAGCATCACCATAGATGACGCATTTGCATTATCCTATGAAGATCGTGAAATCATATCGAATATTATCAAAGAGAATTTAGAAACTACTAAGAAATCAGGATTACCCTTTTTCTAATACTTCAAGATTCACTGCGTTCATCTGTTCATCGCTTCGCTCGAACTATTTGTTTTATTTTAATTATAGAGCATTATTAAGTGCGAAGCACTTTAGCATTATCCAGATTGTTCAGTCACACTTCGCCCGCACAGGGCAAAGTTAAAAACATTATCCGAGTTGCACAATGTCACACAGCGTTAGAGCATTACAGTGGCGGTTGTCCGGTACCACGAGCTCCGTCTTATCACAACGGCGGTAAACAAATATACGCTATCATACTTGCTTACGTGAGGTTTTTCTCCTCTCCTTGAGCCTTTTCTTCTTAAAACAGCAAAACCGCGGCAATTTGCGATCCTCGTCCTGTTAAGGATAGTTGCTGAGTACTCTTAACGGCAAGAGAATTCCGTCCCTGCGACCCGAGGTCCAGGTATAGAGCGCACGAATTTAGCCTGCGCTAGCCATTAACCGTTTGATTTTGCCTGTGCTTGTTCTAATAAACGCTGTCTTAGTATATTTGATCCGCCTACTCTAACATTAATAATACCGTTATAGTAGTCGTCAGTTTCTAAAACCCTACGTTCGAACTGCTCTCTTGCCTCTAGATAAGACATTTCTGCCTTGGATTTGCAAAAATAAAGTATTTCTCTTGTGAATTTTTCTGGACCTAGTGCGTGGACGTCTGCTTGTAATCTCTCAGATGAGCCCCAATATTCGCGCCAATCGCTTTCTACTGTGCTACGTCTTTTGAGTTTTTTGCCTTTGAGTGGTGGTTTTGTACGCTTAAACTGTGCTAGTTTTTTGCCTATATATTTCTGTCCAGATTGGTTGTTAGTGATGAGATAAACAAAGCCTATAACGCCTTCGGGTATTTCTTCAACTAATACATTTTGATAGTGCCACGACATGCACATATATACCAGTTACTCTGAATCATCTTGTGTCGTTTTGGCCTTTTTGTTTAATCGCCGCTGTGCCTGTATTTCCATTCGCCTTTTTGTGCATAAATCGCGTATGTCTCGCAGATATTCGCGAGCCTGTTGACTGGATGCAAAGTATCCATAACGTTCAAATCGTTCGTTCCAGCGTGAATATTCGATAAACGCTTTAACTAACTGGTCGTGAGTGTCGTCTTTGATGTCGTCAGTCATAAACTTCTATGTCGTTAGCATAACTTGTGAACCCGTTTTCTTTTATTACCTTGAGCACGTTGTTCACTCGACCCACTAATTCATCCCTATGAGAAATTAGATAGATGTTCTTATTACGTTCTCTGCCCATTTTCTTCAAAACACCCAGAGAGTTTTCAACGCCATTGGCGTCCATACCGCTATCGATAAGTTCATCTATGAATAAGAGATTAATGTTCTGGTATAATGATTCCCAGACATCGCGGAACGCCCACGACAATCCTAAGATTAAGCGATTCCTTTCTCCTCGTGACAGGTTATCAAAATCTAAGTCCTGCCCGAGTTGGGTTATTTCTACCGTTAGGTCATTTTGGAATACAACGGTGTGAGGTAGACCCACCTTATCAAGGTAATAAGTCAGACGGTTATTCAAGTAAGCAAGATTTTGATCTATAATCTTCTTACGAATAAACGAATCTTTTGAAGTTAACAGTTTTAATAAAAACTCTTGATGCTCTTTCATTAGATTTAAACTGTTAACAGAGTCCCACGCTACTTCTTGAAGTGCAGTATTCTCTAATTCAGTAATCTGCTCTTGGTAAGTATCGCGTTCTTCTTGTTTATTTTTTAATTGTACAGCAAGGCTATCTAAATTAGACCTATGATTATAGGCTTCGTTTAGTGTGTCATAGAAAGTCTGTGGACGACCGTTGATGTCTCCAATAGACTCAAGTTCCTTTATAATCAACTCGAGATCTCCCGCTACCTTGGACAAGTATGTATCTGCATCAGCGAGATTTTTCTCTGCCGCTTTAATCATTTCTTCATGTTTATGATCGTGCAGTTCTTGTTCACACGCAGGACAAGTCTTGTGTTCTAGTCGTTCTACTTCTTTCTGATACTTTCGTACAGTTTTATCAGCCTGCATCACAGCAGTTTCTAAGGTAGCCTTTTCTTTGTTAAGACTTTTAATTCTAGCCGCTTGTTCGTCATATACTTTTAACTTTTCATGCTGTGCAATTTCTGCATCAATATCCACGCCAGCCAGCTCATCTATGGCTTTTTGTATTTTACTAATGTCTGCATCTTTACTACGTTGCCAAGCCGCTTGTTTTAATTTTAAACTGTCGATGCTTTCTTGAATTTTATCATTGCTTTTCTTTACAGCATCAATTCTAGCACTTTCCTGTGTAATTTCTTCTTTAGTAATACGTACTTGCTCTTTGAGAGTTTCTGCTTTTTCACTTAAAAGTGTAATACCTAGTAATTGTTCAATAATTACACGCTGGTCGTTGGCCCGCATACTAAGAAATGGCTCAGTATAAGTGTTCAATGCAACAATGTGCTTGAACATATCATGACTCATGCCTAGTAATTCATCAATATCTTTCTGTGTTTCTCGACTATCGCCTTGACCTTCGTCATCTACATCTGCATTTTCTTGTTCTTGCTCGTCGACATAGAATTTTAATATGTTAGGTTTGCGCCCACGTTCGATTCTGTATAAACGTCCGTCTTTTTCAAACTCAACAGTAACTAACATATTCTTAGAATTAATCTTGTTAATAAGATTATCCTTCTTAATGTTAGTCAACGCCTGTCCGTAAAGCCCATAACTTAGTGCATTTACGATAGTGGTCTTACCCGTGCCGTTTCGAGAGCCGGAATCGTCACCTCCTTGGTCCAAGTTCTCGCCTAAGACGAGGGTAAGTTGTTCTTTACCAAAATCTACTGCCTGTGTAGCATTACCTACACTCATGAAATTTTTAACTGTTAAGTCTTTTATTCTAATCATAGGTTATTATAAATCGCGAGTAATACTTTAGGATCGTATGTGTCGCTTTGTATGCTGGCAATTTGATTACTAACAATTTGATCTACACTTTCAAACTGTTGGACATCAAGGTTAGTGTTAATTTCTACGTCTTTCTTCTCAGGAATTAATGTAAGTTCTCTGATATTTTCCTGAGCCATAAATGTTTCTTTAATAAAACTGGCTTCTTCGAAACTAATATCAATATCAATACCTACACGTAGATATGTTTTAGGAAGAATTAGTGTTTCGGATTCGTCAATAAGTTGACTCAGTTTTACAGTCTTAAACTTAGGAGCATCGTTCCAAACTTTATACACAGGCTTCTTTCCGTGTTCTAAAATCATCATGCCTCTGTCGTCGTCCCAAGCATCTGCATAGTTGTGCGGAAACGCATTACCAATGTAAACAATATTTTCTTTTGCTTGGCGTTTATGAAAGTGCCCGCTGAATACATATTCAGGGTTCTTAAAGTTGCTGGCCTGTAACTCACCGTGGTCCGGCATCTGCACCATTGCGTTCATCATAAACAACGGAAGTTCAAAGTGTCCAAACACATAACGACTTTTTAACTTTTCCATCTTTTTCCACTCATCGCCTACTAACCAAGGAACTAGTGTAACATCATCTATGGTAGTAATTTCGCTGATAACAGTTACTCCTGGAATATGTCTGCCCCAGTCAACTGAGTGTACATCACGCTTATCCTTATAGTATAAGTCGTGATTGCCTGGAAAGAAGTAAAACTGATCAAATGCCTTGCCCAGTTTTTCTAAACAGCGGATTGAACTGTGCATAGTCAACATATTAAGACTGTTTCGATTGTGATGCCAATCGCCTAGGAAGATGCCAGTATCACATCCTTCCTTTTTAGCCTCAGCAATAAACCAATCTACGAATTCTTCGCAGTCCTGATTATGTGTACTAGAGTTCGATTTTAATCCAAAGTGTATGTCTGTAAAACACGCAACTTTTTTAAACATTATAATCCTTTTTGGTTATTATAGCAAAAATACAACAGCCGTGTCAATCTTCTGCGGCCGGTGTATTCTCTCGTTTCATTGCGTTATCGTATTCTTGATTAATCATACGGGTGTAACTTGGGTTCATACCATTTTCTTGCAAGATATCGTCTCGGATGTTTTGCATTTTCTTTTCGATATTAATGACACGGACAAACGAATTCGTGACTGCCGCGGTAAAATATGCGAAAGGGTTATCACTTTTGCTTTCATCAAATTGTAATCCTATTTGTGTAAGTTGAAGGATTGCTTGACCCTTCATTTCGTCATTGTAAGTATAACCTCTAACGTTACCTCTGGTAGCATATCGTTCGCAGAGTTTGATATACATACGGGCTAGTGTGTCTGTAATTTGACCATGATCTTTACTGAACTTGCCCTTAATCATTCCGCCCTTCCAGTGGCTTTTACCTACACATATTAGTTCGTCATTGTCGTCAAATTTCCAGTGCTGGAACGCTGGAAAATTTACTTTCTCTCTATGATCCGCCTGACTTTTTGGTGTACGTTTACGCCCAGGTTCTAGCGGAATGTGATCGTAAGTCATAATTCTAAAAACTAAATCAGTTTTTTCAATTTTCTTATAATCTACTTCAAACTCGGCTACTTTAACTTTGGGGTTTACGGCTTTAGCCGCTTCAAATGCTTGTTGTTGCTGTCGTTTAGCCTTAACTCTTTTGGCTTCTGCGATGGTTCTAATGTTAATTTTTTCTAAACTTGGTAGTATTAAGTCGTATTGATGGTACTCTGGCTTAACAAAACTACAGTAAGAGTTCTTACTTTTGTGTATCTCGGATAACAAATCTTTGTTATTCAGGTAGTTAACTTTTTTCATTATAATTATGACTCCTCACTATAAATTATAAACTATGCACTTAATAAAGTCAATAAATATGTTTAACAAGGATAACCAAAAATGCCATTAGACTTAAACAATTTTGTTAGCGGTGCTAGATCTATTGCTGGCTCTGTAGCCGGTACATTGGGTACTATCGGGAATACGGTAAACACATTAAAAACGGAAGGGTTTGGCGCGGCATTACGTAGCGTTAATTTACTCCCGGGCGGAGAAACAGGCGCAAAAAGTAATCCAGCATCTGCAATTTTTAGTTCATCTGCAAGTAGAGATTGGAGAGTGCGTTTAAGCCTCCCAACTAACCCAGCATATAAATCTAGTTCTATTATGCGTCCGTTGATAGAAACCAATGGTATGGTGTTTCCTTTTACGCCCTCAATACAGATGCAACATACGGCAAACTACCAGCCAATGACACCTGTACACAATAATTATCCTTTCTTGTCTTATGAAAACAGCAAAGTTGATGCAATGACAATTACAGGACAGTTTTTCTGCGAAGATGCTGTGGAAGCCGCATACTGGATTGCCGCAGTACATTATCTAAAATCAGTAACAAAGATGGCATTCGGTTCTGACACAAATGCAGGAGCACCTCCTCCAGTATTAAAACTTAACGGATACGGAGATTATGTATTCAAAGATGTGCCTGTGGTAGTTACAAACTTTTCAATAGAATTACCTAATGATTGTGATTATATTTCTACAGGACTATCTGCCGGCGCACCTAGTGCAGGTGTAGTATCAAAGGCAGCATCTTTAGTTGGAATTAACATTCCAGGATCCAGCGTAGGACAAGGTGTCGCGTGGGCACCAGTTAAAAGTACAATTACAGTTACAGTACAGCCATTGTACAGTAGAGAACAAGTTAGAAACTTTAGCCTTGATAAGTTTATCAAAGGAGACTATGTACTTGGTTCAGGTAACAATAAATCAGGATTCATTTAATGGTAACGTATAACAATAAAAGCCCGTGGTTTAAAACACAAGAACTTCCAGGATTTCTTGCACCTATCAATGTGCGCCCAGTTAGTGCAGAGCCAGACGATTGGGTTTATACAATTGAACCGCAGTACAATCACAGACCTGATTTATTAGCATATGACTTGTATGGCTCTACTAAATTATGGTGGGTGTTCATGCAACGTAATATGGACACTATAAAAGATCCAATTTTTGATTTTAGATCTGGAGTAAAAATTTACATTCCTAAAAAATCTAGTTTATTCGATGTGTTAGGATTATAATATGCCTTTAACAGACAGTATCGGTATTAAACGAAATGTACTGGAAAAATTTTCTTCCTATAACAGCATTTTTACAATTAGTGCTTTAACTAGTGAACAAATAAATTTTCCAGAATCATCTACAAGTTATAAAAATAATCAACTAGGACAGATTATTTTACGTAGCGGTGCAGGCAGACCCGACAACAGAGTTATGACTGCATATACTTCAGCGGCAAACCCAACAGGAAAATACGACTTTTATATTGACAACATTGAAATAGGTAGTTTAATAACCTACGATAAAAGAACTAAAGGAACAAACTCTACAAATATAAGTTTTGAAATATTTGAACCTTATAGTTTAGGAATGTTTTTACAGACATTACAATTAGCCGCCGCCGCACAATCGGATCAAGGTATGATGGTTAACTATACAGAAATGCCTTTTTTGTTAACCATAGAATTTATTGGCTATGACAGCGCAGGAAATATTATTCCTGTAGACGACGTTTTAAATCGACACATTCCTTTTACTTGGGGACAGATAGAAATGGATATTTCTGCCTCTGGTTGTCGATATAAATGCACAGCCATTCCTTACAACGAATCTGCACTGTCAGACGAAGTAAACACATTAAAATCAGATATAAAAATCAGCGGCACAACAGTTCAGGAAATATTACAGTCGGGTACTAATAGTCTGCAAAGATGGGCCAATGAGCGTACAAAAGAAATGGCCAAACAAGGAAGTGAAACAGGCAAAGAAGAATATGTTCCAGACGAAATTGTTATAATCTTTCCTAAAGACGGCGCACAGATATCATCTACAGAAATTCAAGATGATGCTGGACAATCAGCAACAGTTAATCCATCGTCGGAATCAAAAGATAAAAAAGTTCAAGAAAAATTAACATTAAACAAAAGTAGTAACTCTGTGGGCGGCACAGCAGGATCTGTAAAAATGCTCGTGCAGAATTCAGAATCTTTAAACGATATAGGTAAATCAAAAATGGGATTTGACCTAGACACTGGCGGAGACAGTCAATTAAAACCTAAAGATCAAATACAAAAAGACCCAGACAAGCCTAACTCTAGAAAAGACAACGTCTACGATCCTAAGGATAAAGTTTTTAAATTTGGCCAAGGCACAACAATAGTTAATGCTATTACAGAAGTATTGTTGATGAGCGAATTTTGTAAAACAAACACAACGGCGCCTTCAGACAAAATGGGATTTAAAAAATGGTTTAGAATTGAAACACAGGTATTCAATTTAAAGCCACAGCCTGGAAACAATAACAGGGCAAAGATTCCTAAACTTTATGTTTTTAAAATTGTTGAATATCTTGTACACGAGCACAGATTTAAACCTCCAGGCGCACAGCCACAGGGTTACGATGAATTAAAAAAGAATGCAGTTAAAGAATACAATTACATTTACACTGGCAAAAACGTAGATATTCTTACTTTTAATATTCAATTAAAAGCAGGATTGTTTACAACGGCTTATGCAGATAAAAACGCACTATCCGGCGCGGTGTACCCGCAAATTAATGGCCAAGGCGTAGGTTCCGCAGGACAACCGACCAACGACGAAGCAAACAAAAATGCTGTTGAAAAAGGTGCTCCAGTTGTTCCTGTAGGCGAAACATTTAGAAGATATAAAAATGCTGGTGGCGGTCCAAACGATGACTATCGTAGTTTAGTTGCTAAAAACTTTTACGAAGCATTACTAAACAGTCAAGCAGATTTAATGACAGCAGACATAGAAATACTAGGAGACCCTTACTATATTGCCGATAGTGGTATGGGAAATTTCAGTGACATTCCTGCAAACTTTAATGAAACATCCAGTGGCGCAATGAATTATCAAAGTGGCGAAGTCGATGTTATCGTTAATTTTAGAACACCATCGGATTATAATTCTATCACCGGAAACATGGACTTTATGTCTGGTGTTCAAAATGCAGGATTTAGTGGGTTGTATAATGTTCAAGAAGTTACAAACGTCTTTAAAGGCGGAAAATTTACACAAACATTAAAAGCAATACGCAGACCAATACAAGAACCAGTTAAAGAAGCACCGGCTGAAACTAAACAAGATGTTAAAAAACAAGAAGTTCCTGTAGCAGAACAAGCAACAAACAAACCTGAACCTCCAAAACAACAAACGTTTGCACAGGCATTTGCATCTGCAAGAAAGAGTGCAGGAAATAGCGGCGGCAGATTTACTTGGACAGATCCTAAGACAGGTAATACTGGAGTTTATCATACTGGATATAAAGGTGAAAATGTATTACCGCCTAACACAGACGAAGGTAAATCATTAACACAACGTCCAGGAGAAACTGCTAAGAAGTCAATCGATTCTGTTTCTAAAGGATCGAGAGAAAGTCAAGTTGAATACACTAATACAGGAATACCAATTCCAGGAAGACCAAGAGGCGGCGCATAATGTCTAATGAAAATAATAGAAGTAATGAAGTAAGCGGTGGAAGAGTTGATCCAGGCCCTCACTTGGCAAGAGTAGTTAGAAATGAAGATAACAAATATATGGGCACACTCCATGTACAGTTATTGCGTGATGTTGGTAATATACCAAACAGTGAAGGTAGCACATATCCTGTACAGTATCTAAGTCCATTTTATGGTGTTACTAGTTTAGAGCATGTGGGAAAAAATAATACCTATGACGACACACAAAAAAGTTACGGTATGTGGATGGTGCCGCCAACTGAAGGAGGAATAGTTGTTGTTATTTTTATTGAAGGCGATACTAGCAAAGGTTTCTGGCTAGGCTGTGTTCAGGATGAATACATGAATTTTATGATTCCTGGAATTGCCGCAACGGAATTGAATACAAAAATTCCTCCAGCAAAAGAACCTGTAGCAGAATACAATAAAAAACTTAATACAGGAAATCAACCTGATGCTACACAAATTAAAAAACCTGTACATCCGTTTACAGGAGTATTAAGCACACAAGGTTTACTAACAGATGAAATTAGAGGCATAACAACTAGCTCTGCTCGCAGAGAAAGCCCAAGTAATGTATTTGGTATTAGTACCCCAGGGCCTGTAGATAGATTATCTGGACAGGCACGCGGTACAGTTGGAACAAAAGAAAATCCTGTTAAAGGAGCCTTTGTTAGTCGTTTAGGCGGCACAACTTTAGTAATGGATGACGGCGATGAAAATTATCTACGAACAGGACATGCTTCAGAAACTGCTTCTAATTATGTGTCTGTAGATGACAAAGGCGGCAGCAAAGATATACCTCACAATGAATTATTTCGTATTAGGACAAGAACTGGACATCAGATTCTTTTACACAATAGTGAAGATTTAATTTACATAGGTAATGCTCGAGGTACTACTTGGATCGAATTGACTAGCAACGGAAAGATAGATATTTTTGCCGAAGACAGCATTAGTATCCATACTAAAAACGACCTAAATATTACAGCAGACAGAGATATTAATATGAAAGCCGGTAGAAATATAAATTTAATTGCCGGAGAAAAAATGCACACGGAAACGGGTGCAGACTGGTTAGTGTCTGTAGGTGCAGACAGCAAATTAACAGTTAGCGGACAGAGCAATATCAGTGCCGGCGGCAACCATGTTGAAACAGCCAGCCAAATTCATATGAACGGCCCTGCGGCATCGACCTGCGGATCGGCTAGTGCGCCCAAGCGAATTCCACAGCACGAACCGTGGTCAGGACATGAAAATTTAAATCCAGCAGGCCATACTCCTGCTAAAACAGACTCTAGTTCTAGTGCAAGTGTAACAGATGGAACACAGTCTAAAATCGTTGATACCTTCAAAAAGATATCAAAAAAATAAGAAATAAATATTAAACTATGGCAACTTATAACTCAGTCTCAGGTAGAAGTGTAATCCCTCAAAACGGAATACCAGATGCCGTTCCAACGGGCCGAGCGTACCGCGGACTAAGCACAATTAGCAACCCAACAGGTAGTTTTACACTATATGATTTAAGTCTAATCAAGCAGGATATTGTGAATCATCTACATATTAGACAGGGTGAAAAATTAGAAAATCCTGAGTTTGGTTGTATTATTTGGGACCTTTTATTCGATCCTTTAACAGAAGAATTAAAAGATATTATTGCAGAAAACGTTACACAGATAATGAACTACGACCCTAGAGTTAAAGTAGATAGCCTTATAGTAAGCCAATATGAAAGCGGCATTCAAGTAGAATGTAACTTAACTTATTTGCCTTATAATATTTCTGAACAACTACGCTTCAGATTTGACGAAGAAAATAACATCCTCAGTTAATAATCTACCCACTTTTTAGACTTGATAAATATAATATCGAGGGCTGATTATGGCAAGTGTAGATAGACAAAATAAACTAATAGCGGCAGAAGACTGGAAACGAGTATACCAGAGCTTTAAAAACGCAGACTTTAAATCGTACGACTTTGACAACCTTCGTCGTACTATGATCACGTATCTACGTGAAAATTATCCAGAAGATTTTAACGATTATATTGAGTCAAGTGAATACTTGGCCCTTATTGACCTTATTGCTTTCTTGGGACAAAACCTAGCATTTAGATTTGATTTAAACGCTCGTGATAACTTCCTTGAACTAGCAGAACGTCGTGAAAGTGTGCTACGTCTAGCACGTTTACTATCCTACAACCCTAAGCGCAATCAGCCAGCCAACGGACTTTTAAAGTTCACTTCTATATCTACAACAGAATCTGTTATTGACAGCAACGGCAGAGATTTATCCAATCAGACTATTGTATGGAATGACAGTGCTAACAGCAATTGGTACGAGCAGTTTATTAAAGTAATCAATGCTTCGTTGCCAGAAACCAGCCAATTTGGAAAACCAACAGACAGCGCAACAATTAGTGGTGTTCCTTGCGAACAATATCGATTCAACGCATCAAATACTGAAGTGCCTATCTACGGATTTAGCAAAAATATTGATGGTAGAAATATTGATTTCGAAGTAGTATCTACATCATTTTCTGGAGCAAACTTTATCTATGAAGAACCTCCGTTTCCAACAAACAGTCTAGCATTCTTATACAGAGATGATGGCGGCGGTCCTCCTAGTAGTAACACAGGTTTCTTTGTACATTTCCGTCAAGGTACATTACAAGAAAGTACATTTACAATTGAACGACCAAGCACTAGTGAAACATTAGACATTGACAGTCCTAACGTAAACAACACAGACGTGTGGTTATACGGACTTGACAGTATTGGTTTTGAATCCACACTATGGACTAAAGTTGATTCTGTTGAAGGCAACAACATCATTTACAATAGTCTTTCTAAGAATATTAGAGATGTTTACTCTGTGCTTACACGTTCATTGGATCGTATTAGATTAATCTTTTCTGATGGAACTTTTGGAAATTTACCACAAGGTAATTTTAAAGTTTATTACAGAACAAGTAATGGACAGTCTTATTCTATTAATCCAGCAGATATTAAAAACGTTACCATTGATATTCCTTACATCAGTCGCTCAGGAAAGAAGGAAGTTGTAACCGTTGCATTAGGATTAAAATATACAGTTACTAATGCGACTATTGCAGAAACATCTGACGAAATTAAAAACAATGCTCCTGCAACTTATTATACACAGAGTCGAATGATCACCGGTGAAGATTATAATATTCTTCCACTAAGTGTTAATCAAGAAGTTGTTAAAATTAAATCTGTTAACAGAGTTAGCAGTGGTATTAGCCGTTATTTTGACCTAAAAGATTCTACAGGAAAATACAGCACGACTAATTTGTTTGGTACAGATGGAGTTATCTATAAAGAACCGATAGTAGATATTTTTACCTTTAGCGTAAGCACACGTTCTGATATCGAAAATGTAGTATTAAATCAAATAGAGCCTATACTTGCTCTTAGAAAAACTATTGATTTTTATCTTGACAGATATCCAACAGTTACACTAGCACCTAATTATAGTGCATTTTATCAAAAGACTAATGCAGTTAATTTGTCTACAGGTTATGTAGGCGACATTGAAAATGCAGCCACAAAGAAGTTAGGATCTTTTACCAGTTCTAATTTGAGATACTTAATTCCAGGTGCCCTTGCAAAATTTATTCCACCGACAGGAAAAGTATTTGATGCAGATAATAATATTATAGATGCAACAGCGGCAGATGAAAATTCAAAAACATACATTTGGAGCAAAGTAATTAATGTTATTTCTGATGGTACTGCTTCAAATACAGGACAATTAACTGACGGAACCGGACCGGTTATCCTTAACGATGTTATTGCTACCGGATCATACATAGATTCTATATTACCTAAATTTGTAACAGGTTTAGAATCTAGCGTAATTACCAGAATGGTTGATTTAATATTTGCTAATAAAGAATTTGGTTTACGTTACGATGCTAATCTTACTACATGGAAAATTGTTACAGACACCAACGTCGATAAGAAAAACGATTTTAGTTTAGGTAAAGCAGGAGATGTAAGTAACCAACAATTAGACGCCAGTTGGATTATTTTATTTGAAACTAACGGTGAAACTTATACTGTTACAAGTCGCGGCACTCGCTACGTTTTTGAAAGCGAAAAAGAAATTAGATTTTTCTTTGATAGTTCAGACAAAGTATACGACACTAGTACAGGAAAAATTGTTAGAGACAAAATTTCTGTATTAGGAATCAACCCAGAACCAGATGCCACAACACCGATTAATCAAGATGTTAATTGGGAAATTGTTGACGAATATAAAGGATCTGACGGCTACATCGATAGTAAAAAGATTTCAATTAGTTTTTACGATCAGGACGAAGACGGTGTAGTTGACAACCCAGAAATTTTTGATGTTATTGTTGCACCAGATGTTAACCCAGAACAAAAATTTATTTTTCAAAAGAGCAGAGTTAGTATCGATGGTATAACAGATTACTATTATATTAAGAATGAAAATAATCTAATTAAAATTTTTACGACACAGGGTGTAGTAGACAGCAATCTGTTAGACAACCAACAATTAATCTATATTATGGATGAAAACGTTGTTAAAGTTTTCTATAAAGAAAGTGTAAGTTTTGTAATCACTACAGAGTACAGAGCATTTGTGGGCAGAGACATGTTAAAATTCCAATACGTACACGCCGCAGATGAAAGTGCAAGAATAGATCCGGCAGCAACAAATATTATTGATGTATTCATGTTAACAAAAAACTATGACACGCAATATCGCTTGTGGCTAAACGGTGACATAACAACCAAGCCACTGCCTCCAAGCAGTGATGCACTATTCATTAATTTTGGTGCAGAGTTAGGAAAAATTAAAGCAATTAGCGACGAAGTAATCTATCATCCTGTAAAATATAAAAATTTATTTGGATCTAAAGCAGATATTAGTCTACAGGCAACATTTAAAGTTGTTAAAAATAGTTCATTAGTAGTCAGCGACAATGATATTAAGACTGGAGTTGTTAGCGCAATTAAGGAATTCTTTTCTATAGATAACTGGGACTTTGGAGATACATTCTACTTTGGAGAATTAGCAACCTATATCATGAACAGAATGAGTCCAAGAATTGCAAATATTGTTTTAGTTCCTAAAAATCAAAACTTGTCATTTGGCAGTCTTTATGAAATTAAAGCAAATCCGGATGAAATATTTGCCAGTTCTGTGTCTGTAGATAATGTTGAAATTATTTCAGAAATTACAGCGGCAAGATTAAACACAACAGGAGTTGTGCTAACATCTAGCACCACTTCAGCAAACGGCATAGTAAGTAACTAAAGGACAGTAAATGGCATTTACTAAAGATCAAAAAGAACCAAGTCTGCCAATCGGTACAGATACAACTAGAAGCGCGGTTAATTTTTTACCTAGATATTTTAGAACTAGTACCAATCAGAAATTTTTAAACGGAACATTAGATCAGTTAATTTCTGTTGGCAATGTTGATAAAATTAATGCGTATATTGGTAGAAAAAATAGCAAAGCCTATGTGCCTTCGGACAACTATGTTGATGAAATATCTGTAGAACGTTCTGCCTACCAACTTGAGCCAGCAATTATTGTCAAAGATAGTTTAGAGAATGTAACATTCTTCAGTGATTATAACGACTATATCAACCAACTTGTATATTTTAATTCTTCTGCGGTAGACCATAGCAAGATTAACAGTCAAGAGTTTTATAGTTGGAATCCTAATATAGATTGGGACAAATTTGTTAACTATAGAGAATATTACTGGCTACCAAAAGGTCCGCAGTCTATTGCAGTTAAAGGACAATCTCGTAGTATTATTAGCACATATACTGTGACTACTGTCAGCGATGTTGACAATATTGCCTATGTTTTCAGTCCAGACGGATTAACTCGCAACCCAAGTCTAAAATTGTATAGAGGTCAAACTTATAAGTTTGATATTAATTGTCCAGGTAATGCAATCGCATTTAAGACAATCAGAGATATGGCCGATTCTTATATCTACACTGATGGGGTTATCAGCGATACTCCTTATGTAGAAGTGGGAACTATTACTTTTACAGTTCCAGACGATGCACCAGATTTATTATATTACGTTAGTGCTAACAATATTAATACATCTGGATTCTTTAAAATTTATGATATTGCCGAGAATACATTTATCGATGTCGAAAAAGAAATACTAGGAAAGAAAACATATAATATTGACGGTACAACAGAGTTGTCCAACGGTATGAAAGTTTATTTTATAGGTAATGTTACTCCGGCGAAGTATGCTACAGACAACTGGTATGTTGAAGGTGTAGGTGATAAAATTAGATTAATTGCAGAGTTTGATTTA